GTGCTGCGCAGCCGTCGAACGCGTCGCCGTACTCCGCCTGCTGGCGGGCGGCGATCTCGCGGGCGGCCTCGGCGTCGGCGCGGACTTCACCGCGCTCGATCTGGCCGAGGACCCGCTCGTGGTCGGGCATCGGGGCGAGGGGGTTACTCACGAGCGGCCGTCCTTTCTGGCGGTAGGCGTGTAGAAGCAGCGGGGGGTGCCGTCCCCGTGACGGGTGAGGAAGCCGTGCGCCTGCAACGTGGCGAGGTCCCGGCGGATCGTGGATCGGTAGACATGGCGGCCGAGGGTGCGCCGGTACAGCGCCTTCACGCGGCCGACGGTCCACTCACCGCCCTCCAGGCCGACGATGTGCAGCAACATCTGCTGGCGGCTCGTGTTGCGCAGCTCGGGGCGGTAGGCCGGACCGTCGCCCAGGCCGTAGCAGCGGACACCACCGACGCTGAGGGGCACGAGGTATCCGGCGAGGGAGAGGGCGCGCAGGTCACGACGGGCGGTGTCCCTGCTAGCCGACCGCCACGGGGAGTTGGCGTAGATCTGCACCGCGTGCTTGGTCGTCACGGTGGTGCCGATGTTGTTGATGATCGCTAGCAAGTAGGCCCGGCGGGGAGTCGTCTCGGCCATCAGGCGCCGTCCTTCCGGGTGTGCAGGGTGTAGTGGCGGTGGTCGGGGTCGTCGATCAGCACGAGGTGTCCGGCCCGGTGCAGGGCCGCGAGGTCGCGGCGGGCGGCGATCTCGCGGGCGGCGTCGGGGTCCGTCAACGCGTAGAGGTGGAGGACACGCCGGATGGTCCAGGGGCCGCCGTGGGTGCGGATCGCGTCCAGGAGGCGGGCCTGCCGCTCGGTGAGTCCGGGGGTGGCCGTCGGCGCCACAGCGCTGGCCTTCCCGTCGGCCCTGTCCGCTTCCTCGTCTAGGAGCTGATCGACAGGGGTCGTAATCAGCGCTCCTGCACGGCGCACGTTCCGCACGTACTCGGCTGCTTCGCGCAGCACCTCGGCGCGGTAGGTGTCGAGCAGCTGCTCCGGTGTCAGCCCGTCCAGACCAGCCGGCCCGTACGCCTGCCGCAGCCCGAGCAGGATGTCCTCACGGCGGGTCATCGCGTACCCCCCGCCTGCCGGGGCAGCGGGGCGGCGGCGAAGTGCCGGCGCGTCCGGGCGTGCGACGGGTGCTTGATGGCGCGTGCGGCCCACGGGCGGCCCGTGTCCGCGAGCGCCACCTCGTCGGCGATGTCCAGTTCGGTCGGCTCGTCGTCGGAGTCGGAGAGGCGCGGGGTCATCGCTCGCACCCCCAGACCACGGCGCAGGCGCCGAGCACGTACAGCGCGAAGATGGCGAGTTCGATCAGCAGGAAGATCACGACGCGTCACCCGCCTCCGCGCTCCGCCCGGCCTCGGAGAACCAGCAGCGGATGACCACGTGGATGCCGCGCCAGGTGGCGTGCGAGGTGGCGCAGCTCCCCCGGTTCGTCGTCCGGGCCAGGTCGACGGAGAGCACCTTCTGCCAGGCGGCCCACTGCTCTTGCGTTGCGGTCAGCTCCAGGCTGATCGTCCGGAACCGCGGGTCGTACGTGGCGTCGGCGTGCTGCGCGGGGGCGAGGGTGGTGATGTCGGCGGTGTCCTCCGCCCGCAGCGCGAGGGTGCCGTCCTGCGGGTCGGTGCCCGCGGTCGTGTTCAGCGCGGCGATGGTCGGGCACGGCCACGGCTCGCCGTCGTGGCGGCAGTGCTCCGAGTCGTCGTGCTTCACGTGCACACCGCGCACGGCGCTGGCCTGCGCCTCCAACTCGGCGACGCGGTTCACGAGCCACTCGACAGCCGGGGCCAGCGTCTCCCCGAGCGGGAACGGGACCTTCCGGGCCTCACCCGCGGGGGACAGCACGCCGCGCATCTCCAGCGCGTCGGTCTGGAGCGCGACCAGCCGCGTGCGGCGGCGGTCCCACTGCTCCTCCAGCTCGGCGATGCGGTCCCGGTCCGCACGCAGCTGCTCGACCGCGTCGGACAGGGCCTCATTCGTCGAGTGCCGCTCCGTCTCCAGCTGGGCAACGCGAGCCCGCATCCGCCCCAACTCACCCAGCAGCGCGGCCAGGTGTCCGCTGATCACAGGCGCAGCGCGGTCGCTCATCATCTCCAGCAGGTCCAGCGACCGGATCTCCCGCTCGCGCTCCGCCGTCAGCCGCGGCCCGGAACCGACCGGCACCGGCAGCGCGTCCGCCGACCCAGCAATGCCGTGCTCCGCCAGCTCGGCCAGCGTCGCCATCACGAACGGCGGGCACGAGCACACGTCGGCCGGGGCGTACAGGGACTCACCGCCGCGCAGCGCACCACGCCGCGTCCACACGGTGCCGTCCGTCAGGTTCACGACCAGGGGCTCGCTCATGCCGCCACCGCCGTCTCCGCCAGCACCGACGCCGGGCACGACAGGCAGATCCGCACCCGCACGTCCCGCCACACCGTCTCCACGGTGAACTGCACGTGGGCCTGCTCCGCGTACTCGAACTGCGTCTCCGCCACCGCGGCGCCGAGGGCGTCCGCCCAGACGGCGATGACCGGACGCGGGTCCTCGACCTGAGCGAAGCCGTACAGTTCGCCCACGAACCGCTCGTGGTTCGAGAGCTGCCAGTACAGCGTCGGCAGGTCGCCGAACTCGTGCAGGAGCTGCACCAGCGCGACAGCCGTGCCGTGCTGGGGGCTAGGGTTGGTCTTCAAGGTGACCTTCTTCCTTGGGTTGATGTGGTCGCCGAGTCGGGGGGTCGCCGGCCGGGCAAGCTGGGCGGCCCTTCGGCGCGTTCAGGGATCGATCAGGCGGCCTTGGCGGCCGTGGGCACGGGGCGCGGGGTCCGGACCGTGGCCAGCACGGCGCGGATCTGCTCCCGCACCTCGATGGACAGCGGCGGCGCCTCGGCGGCCACTCGGTCGGCGGCCTCCGCCGCGGCCTTACCGAGACGGCGCTCGGACTCCTCGAAGCTGAACGGGCCCGTCATGCCGACACCACGGCCATGTGCAGGGGCTCGGTAGGGGCCTGGACGGTCCGGCCGGTGTGCTCCCAGAGCACGAGGAGGTCGACTCCAAGCCGTCCGGCAATTGCCAGTGCTTCGTCGAGCGTGGACTTCTTGCGCCTGCCGTTGCGGAGCGCGTCGATCTTGCTGGGGTGGCAGCCGGCGGCTTCGGCCAGTTCGCGGACGCTGACTTCGCGGCCGTCGCCGGTGCGCTTCATGAGCTGGACCAGGAGGTCAGCGCTTACGAGGACCATGTAGGTCTGAGGACGCATCTGTTCACCTCCGTAGACGGTCTGTGCGTTTACGTGAACAAGACCGACAGTACACGTCCGTAGACATGCTGTCTACGAAAACGCACAAGGCGTCAAGATTGAGTCATCACACCTCAAGGGGATGGCGCTGCATGGTCACTTACGTAGACACTTTGTGCATGTGGGCGAACGGTTGTGCGCACTGACCAGGCATTTATCCGACCGTCGCTCGTCGTACCGTAGACACCAGGCGTCTCTCAGGGGGAGCGAGCAGGCACAATGCATGCCATGACTGAGCAGCGGACCGACTTCGCCGACCTCGTGCGGCGGCGGCGCGCGGAGCTGGGCGTCAGCGTCCGCAAGCTGGCCGAGCAGTCGGTTGACCCGGAAGCCGACGAGCGGCCCGTGAAGTTCGGATGGATCAGCAAGCTTGAGCGAGGGCAGAGCACGGAGGCTCCCTCGCCGGCCGTGCTGCGCGCACTGGCGGCCGGACTCTCCCTGCCGCTACGCGTCCTCCAGGAAGCCGCTGCCGCGCAGTACCTGGATATGGAGTCCTTCGTCTGGAGCCAGGACCGAACGACGCGAGTCCTAGCTGCTCACATCGAGGAGATGTCGGCCGAGGAGAGGCAGCAGCTCGCTGATATCGCCGAGACCTTTGCCCGGAGGCGTGCGCAGCGTAGCGGCCCCGGCGAGGGCAAGTCGGACGATTAGTGCAACTTTCCGTTACTCATTGATTGCCTCTGGTCACAGCCTGATCGGTATGGCATCGTCGATGATCCGCCTGGGGGGCGCTAAGTGATCACTCCGCACGTTCGTTCGAACATCAGAGCGATACGTGTGGCTGCACCGGGAGGGCACATGCGGATGGCGGACCGGGAGAAGACGCCGCGCGACGAGAGCAGCCAGCAGGTACCCACGCGCAGCGCCTCTGAACCTGCTGTGCAGATCGACTTCGAACTGCGTGACCGACTGCCCGGCGGCCGAGCCGTCATTGCAGTGGAGCAGGATGGCGCGGTCACGTGGATCGCTGACCGGAACCAGGTTCCCCCCAACGTGGCCACCGACCTGCTCGACGAGATGCGCCGCATGGTCCGAGAAGGGGGCTGGGCGCAGAACTGGCAGGGCGTCAGCTAGACCGTGCGAAGCCGCAGGCCCCTCCGCCTGCGGCTTTATAACGGCATCATTCTTGTCTTCGACCTAGCGAAACCGAGACAAGGACCGTTCTAACGTGCCAGGGTGAGGCATGCCCTACGACACACTCGGCATCCCCACCCGCGCGATCATCTACTGCCGCATCAGCCGCGACCGCGAGGGCGCCGGCCTCGGTGTCGAGCGCCAGCGTGAGGACTGTGAAGCCCTCGCCAAGCAACTCGGAGTCGAGGTCGTCACCGTCTACACCGACAACGACCTCAGCGCCTACTCGGGTAAGCCGCGCCCCGGGTACCAGAAGCTGCTCGCCGACCTGCGGACCGGCCGAGCTGACACCGTCCTCGCCTGGCACACCGACCGTCTCCACCGCTCGCCAGCCGAGCTGGAGGAGTACATCGACGTCTGCGAGCCCCGAGGCGTCCAGACGCGCACCGTCAAGGCGGGCCACCTGGACCTCACCACCGCGACGGGACGCATGATCGCCCGGCAGCTCGGCGTGCAGGCCCGTTACGAAGTTGAGCGGATGATCGAGCGGCAGAAGCGCAAGCGGGACGAGATGGCCAGGGACGGCAAGTTCTTCGGCGGTCGCAGGCCGTTCGGCTTCGAGGCCGACGGCGTGACACCGCGATCCCTGATCTGCCTCGCCTGCGCCCGTGAAGAGCCCGCCGACTTCCGCCTGGTCATCAAGTGCCAGGAATGCGGCCGGGATGACGGGATCGACGGCTGGGCCTGCACCCACTGCCACGTCCCGAACGGCCGCTACGTCTGGTTCACCTGCCGCGGCTGCGGCCAGGCCGCGTCCGTCGTCGAGGGGAGCGAGTTCCAGCGCATCCGCGAGGCTGCCGACACGGTGCTGGCGGGCGGCTCCCTGCGGTCCATCGCCGCCGAGTGGAACGCCATGGACCCGCCCGTCCTCACCAGCACCGGCTCGGACTGGGAGGGCCCGGAGGTCGGGGCCATGCTGCGGCGCCCGCGCAACGCCGGCATCCTCGTGCACCGCGGGAAAGAGGCCGGGCCGGGTGCGTGGCCTGGACCGCTTGACGAGCCGACGTGGCGCAGCCTGATGGCCGTGCTGGACGAGCCTGCCCGCCGCACGACACCCGGGAACGAGCGAAAGTGGCTCGGCACGGGCCTCTACCTGAGCCCCTGCGGTTCCCCGGTGCGGACCAACACCAGCAACCGAGACGCGGGACGCCACCTGGTCGCCTACGCCTGCCGGGAGGACAAGTGCGTGGTGAGGCGGGCAGAGCCGCTGGACGACTACGTGCAGCGGGTCCTGCTCAAGCGGCTGTCGCGGAAGGACGCGGTGGAGCTGTTCGCGTCGCGTGAGGACCCCGTCGATGTGCGGGGCGCGCAGGAAGCGATGCGTGAGGCCCGGCGGACGCTGAAGGACCTGGCCGCCGAGGTCGGTGCAGGCCGGATGACGATGGAGGA